CTTCAAACGTACCCAAAGATACGATAGAAGCAAATTCGTCGTTAAGAGTTCCGTTTACTGCAACTTCTCGGAAACCACCAGTACGGATTAACTGAGTTGCCTCATACGTGGTGCCTTTACCAACTGCTCCACGGTGGAAGGTCCAACCAGAGTTTAATTCGAACTGTTCTGGCGTAATAGCAGTGAAAGGGAAAGGATGTACGATCAACGTGTTGTCGTTTTTCCATTCTTCTTTTGCGAATGAGTATAAGAACTGGAGAATAACACCAGTATCCGTAGCATTGACACCGCCTGTTAAACTACCTTGACCTGGGATTAACCAGATCTCTCGTTTAATAGTGTCGAAGAATACTGATTTTTCTTCTGTTACGGTTCCATCGTCATGAAGCACACTAGCGCCAGTGTTATCTACCGCAGAGGCATTTGGATCAGCAGCAGAACCGCCTACTTTAGTAGCAGTGACAGATCCCGTAGTAGGCGATCCACCGTCTTCTAAGTAAAGACCATTGTTTTCGGGGTTAATTGCCCCGCGAATTTCGAAATAATCACCCGCAGTAATAGTAGGTAAAGAAGTTCCTGCCGATGTTATAGTAACTTGGGCACCGGTAACGCTACCAAATCGCATATCAGCAACGGCAGTTTCTAAACCTTGACTTAACTGATCTGGATCGTTAATGATCGCCATATCATTTTCCTTTTAGGTTATTTAAAAATCACCGTATACATGACAGAAAGTAAATATTATGTTTATTTATAAGAATTAATCTGCACTGTATGTATATGTTGCACGATCATTCCAAGTTTTATCAAAATCTGCTGTTCCGTTTGCCCAGAGAATGTCTAGGTCACCGTCTGCACCAAACTCATAGATTCGTTTGATTCTCCAGATAGACTGGCCCTTTGTAGTGCCAGGCACTGCCTCGCCAACATAAGTAAATCCATTTGTTGGGTCTTCATCTACTAGTTTATCGTATTGCACTTCTAAGTCTGCCTTTAGTCTGTCTAATATTGTTAAGAATGGTTGTACAACAAACTTCTTTTTATTAGGATCAAACACCAGAATACTATCGCCAACTACACTTGACAAACGTGTTTTGTCAACATCTGCATTGTCTAGTATCTTATATGAACCACCGCCACCAAGAGTAGATAATGATTTCTGAACATTAGCAAGAGTGCGTTCAACGTTCTTGTTTACAGTAGTAGAGTTTTCTGTAAGTCTTTCGTTAAATTGCTCTAAGGCTTCTTCGAATCGCTCTTTATAATCTGGTCCTGCTTCCCCTTGGATTCCTTGAGGTCCTTGCTCTCCTCGTTCGCCTTTTTCTCCACGAACTCCAGAATCTCCTTTGTCTCCTTTGAGACCTTGTATTCCATGGACGCCTTGTAACCCCACGTCTCCCTTTGGACCAGCAACGCCTTGAGCGCCATCTTTGCCCCGCTCACCAGTTTTTCCAGTGTCTCCTTTGGCTCCGGTCTTTCCTGTATCACCTTTTAGTCCCCTTTCACCCTGCGGACCAGTTTCGCCCACAGGTCCGATATCGCCCTTATCGCCTTTGAGTCCTTGAAGACCTTGTAATCCCTGTTCTCCAGTCTCTCCCTTTTCACCTCTCTCACCGTCTTTGCCATCAATGCCATCACGTCCTGATGTTCCGTCAGCACCGGCAATTCCTTGTTCGCCAGCATCTCCTCGATCTCCTTTGACACCTTTATCTCCCTTCGGACCCTGCTTTCCGTCTAGACCCGCAGGACCGCGAATAGTTTCGACTTCACTTATGATGTCAAACCATTTTTCTTCTAACTGTCCTATCCGCTTTTCCGTATGTACTACTGCAAATGCAGTAGAAATTTTATCAATTTTGCTCATTGAGTTTTGCCATGTATCTGGTAAGTTCTTCAGTTAGTTCATCTTCGGAGGACGGAATGTATCTTTCTTTCTTTTGTTGTTCTTTTTCTTTCTTTTTCTTTTCGTCTTCAGCACTTTTTTGACGTTCTATTTCTGATTTAACGGGTTCACCATTAACTTTAATATCAACAGACTGTGTTGCGGGTGCCGAGGCTTCATCGGGGACAAGCGCGTCTTCTTCGCCTTCTTCCGGTTCGTCCTCTTCCATTTGTTTCTTCATATCCTCAATATCTGCATCAGATAATCTTAAAACATTTTTCCAAATCCATTCTTTCGAAACATAATCACCTACAAACTGAGTTGCTTCTTGCATCAGTCCGAATCGTTCCCGCCAAAGATCTGCTTCTTTCAATTCAGTAAAGGCATTGTCCTTGATATAATCAACAACAATATCGTTCTTCCATTCATCCCAATCTTGCGGCGTGATAATACCTTTTATTATCAACTGTTTCCTAAGAATTTCAAGAAACAAGTGGGAAAATCTCATACGTAAACGATCAATGAATTTCTGAAACTTAACTTCGTCTCGTGTAATTTCTGTACTTCTTCCTAAAGAAAACTGAGATTCTTGTTCCAACCTATTGACCGGCACATTCAAACTACGATATAATCTCTTTTGAAAATAAAGTATATCATCAATCTGACCAAGATTATCACCACCCGGAAGTGTAGAGATTTCGGTTCCTTTCCCACCTTCTCTACGAGGCAACCAAAAATCTTCGAGCATAGACATATGCTTGCGATCATCTTTGAGTTCGCCAGTGGATGCATCGTACACTAACTTGTTACGATACTTAGTCATGATATCTTTCATGTACTGTTCTGCTTTACCGCGAGGTAAATTACCAACATCAATGTAAAAGATTCGACGTTCGGGTGCACGAGCAAGACGATAGATGACTAGAGAGTCTTCCATCATACGTAATTGGTTAATAGGTTTAAGTGCTTTATGTAAGTGAGAGACTACTTTCTTTTTATATTCATCTAAAAGACCACTTGACACATAAGAAATGGAGTCTGTAGAAAACTTAACAGCACTTGCTTGGGCTCCTGGTTTTTCTTCGTAAAGATAAAACTCGTCTATCTCGTCTACAATCTTAACATCTGTTGCCGGATCTTTTTTGTACTTAACATTACGCATCTTTCTAATTTTAGATGCATCAATCTGTCGTATTTCTTGAATTCCTGCTTTTAAATTTGATTCGTTAACTACCAAATGATGGTACAATCTTCCATCAACGTACCATGATCGGAATATATCATGCCCCAACTCATTGAAATTCAACATCCCAACAATATTATCGAACTCTTCAGTCAACAATTTCTTTATCTTATCAGGTACTTGCACCTTGTCCAAAACTAATTGTACTGATGATTCTAATTCAGATGCAGAAATTGCCTCGTTTACAATCTCTTCGACTGCCATATCAACTTCTGAGTTGACTGCTACACCTCGATATCTCAGAATTAACTGATGATTATCTTTAGAACTGATTTCACCATCGACATTGAGATAATGTCCATAGTGTCCTGCCATAGTGCTAACATAACCAGCACCATCAGGATCCGTGGGCGGCACAACAGACGCAAGTTTCTGTTTCACTGACCCTTTATTGGATCTTTTAAGTTCAAACCCAAAAAGTTTTAATATTGTATCATCTGCCATGAGTTGTCCTAATATGTAAATAAAGGGTGCCCGTAGACACCCTGTTATTTAGACGTGAATTAACTCGTCGTATTTGATTCCCAATATTGAATAGCAAAGGTAACTTCGAAGGTTTCCAGTGCATCAACGGTATCATAATCTAACGTGATAGCACCAACACTTGTTGGAAAACAACCTCGAAAGTTATATCGTTTCAATACAGTACTGTCACGATCTAACTGATCAACTATGAGGTCCGACTGATAATCGACGGGATTGCTGAATCCAGTATTAGCAGAATGCGAATTGATTCCGTTTAACCATCTTTCCATGGGATCTCGAATTGCAAAATCGGTATCGTTAATGATAGTAACGCTCCAATCTTCAAATACACGATCTCCTGCAATCTTTAACTGCCTGCCCCGAAAGGGTACCGTTAGTACACCTGTCGTGCTTGCCGGTAAAGCTGCAGCCTTACAGAGGAATGATGTCAGTTCGACATCACCCCCAGCATAGGAAGGAAAGTTAATAGTTGCGTTAAACAGATTCGGTCTAGCACCACCACCACGCAGTTTAGATTTAAAGTCATCGACTCCTAAAATTGCCATTGTTTATTTCTCCTTAGACCGTGCCGACAACTTCATCAAAGTCAACACCCGTTCTAACTGCCACGAAATTAAGCGTGATAAAGTTAATTGAACGTGCTGGTTTGATAAAGCAAGAAGCAATGAATCGGTTAGCATCAATCACTGCCGCAGTGTTGTTTGTTTCGTCACAAACTACCCTGAAATCAGTAATACCTCTTCTCCCTTGAATTTCCCTCAAGAAAGGTTCTACTATGTTAACAAATTCTGCGCGAGTAAACTCATCGTTGAATTCGAACAGTACATTTGCGGCCGCCGCCTTAATGGCGCGTTCGATTACAAGGAACAACCTACGAACGTTAATGCGATCAAATGCACTTGGGCGAGACTCTTTAGTCTTGTCGCCATATAAAATAATCCCTTGTCCCGGAAGGTTTACAATCGGATTAACACCAACTTTATATAGAGTATCTCTTGCATTTCTATTAGCATTCCATGCGAGAGATGTTACACCAAAGTAATTACCACGCCGTTGTCCGGCAGGAGAGAACCATGGTGCAGACACTTGATCAGTTAACGCGAGAAGACCCGCTGTAGAACTGGCGGCAGGAATGAAAACATACTGGTCATTGTACTTGTCGTAAACTTTTAAAAAGTTGTTGTCAAGTATCAAGTAACTAGAAGAAGACAGTTCGTTCGAGAAAGTTTTAATTGCATCAACAATCGCCGTGGGATTTGCTTGATTCAGCACGTCATCTCTACAGGGACTTGAAACTACCACGCAGTCTTTTCTCTGACTACTAGCAATTCCTGTCAAGTTAGCAACAACCGTTTTCTGTGCAATTCGACTAGTCATACTAGGGGCAATTAAAAAATCAACCGTAATAGTTTCGGGATCTTCGAAAGAATCGAAACCAGTATCAATATCACCCTCGTCTAATACGTTGCTTGCAACCCCACCTGACAAACTTGAAGTTTGTACAGAAGTTGTTACTTGAGTGAATCCAGTAGATACATTCCCTAATTCTGAGAATGATGCGAGATCTGCTGCACGAACGTAGTTAGATTTAGCATTTAAAACATCTAACACATAGTTAGATGAACCGTCTGCGGTCTTGGCATCACCCGCCAAAGAAGCATAGGGAAACGTTTCAAGGATAGTGCCTGGAATTCCAGTAAAAACACCGTCTTCATCGATAATGGCTACGTGAACTTCGTCATTACTACCACCGAGATCAGACACATACTGTGACGTTCCGGGTGCACCATCAAACTCTGCAAACACATTAGTAGTACCAATAACCCAACCATCAAAAGATGCATCACCACCCGATACTGGGCAGAATGAAACCTGTAAACTATTACCTGCCGTACCAGCATACTTCGCAATAATTTGCTCTGCGTTGAGACCAGATTTATCTGATTCCCATGTTTCTGCATTTTTAACCAGAACACCGTCTGCGTTAATAACCGCAGTTAAAGTGGCATTACCTGCTTCACTGTCAGTAACCGTAGGTACTCCAGTGTAACCGCTGCCCGTGTCTGTAATGGTGATAGATTTAATACCTACTGTGACTGTTACATCAAGTGCATTGTCTCCACCGCCACTCGTATTAATTGTAGTATGTCCGGTTAAGGAGTCCAGAGTTCCAGAAAAGGAACCTCCGCTACTGAGTGAAACTGAAGTTACAATACCACCCGGATCGACTGCAAGTACTGTACCTGTAGCATTAGTACCAGTTCCTAAATCGATTTCGAATGTATCGCTAACCGCATAACCTGTACCACCATCAGTAGGAGTACCGGTGATGCCTTTGATTTCCATTGCTGCGGTTGCTGCTGCACCTGCACCACTGCCACCGGTGAAACCAATGGTTGGAGTGTTGGTGTAGTTGTTGTTAGTTCCTGCAACTGTAACCGAAGCTACAATACCTGCACCCGCAATAGAAGCATTCACTGCTCCTTCTTGCGTTCGAACAACATACAATGTACTAGCATATTTTAAAAAATATGCCGCAGATAGAAAGTCAATTGATGTAGCGTCTGAGTTTAATGCGGGAGATCCAAATGTTTCTGCTAAAGCTGCTTCGTTAGCAACTAGAACCGGTTGTTCAATTGGTCCCCAATTAAAGTTCCCCACGAATGCCCCAGTAGAAGTATCAACTGCCGGGACTACACCCGTAAGATCAATTTCCTTTACTGTGATATTGGGAGACGCGAATTGATTTGCCATAATCGTGTCCTTTTCGTTTACCTATGATATGATTTCATAATACGGTTAGATTCTCAATGCTTTTATTTATAAAAAATTAAAAATCAGGATCATAAACTACGGACCAATTACCTCTTTCTATGTCTTCTTGTGACAATATTTCGTTGATCGCATCGGTACCATCATCGATGAATCCAAAGGGAACAATGTCATTTTCTATTTCTTCCATTCGATTGGCAAACATCATTTCTTTTAGATTGATGTCTGTCATGTCAGAGAAAAACTGAGTGGTTACGAAGTACCCCAGCATAACTAAATTCATAACCAAATCGTCATGATTTCCATCGGATGCCTCATAAGACTGTCCTTTACCTACGAAAGTAGACACTTCAAGAATAGTCTTTTCATCAACAAGTTCTAGTTTGTTGGTCTCCAAAAGATCTTTAAACCCCGAACAACCAAGACGCTTGGTTTTTCGATTCATTTCTACCCCAATGTGGGAAGACTTTACTGCGGAAGATACATGGGTATTTTCGTATTCAAGATCATGATAAAGACCATTACATACTACCCCACCTTGATCATTTGCTTCGACAACCACATAAGCATTATTGTAGACAACAGCGTACTTATATATAATATTAGGGAAGAGTATTGGAGAAATAGTGTTGTTCCGATACACAGCCACTTGACTAAAAGGGCGTGTCGTAATGTCAATAACAGTGAACGTAGAATAGTCCTGACCTCTTCCTTTCGAGACATCAACGGTCATGATGTACTCGTGGCTCGGCCGAGTCTCTGAATAGATGGACAATAGACCGCCCTCTAAGACCCGCAGAGGCGCTTTTGCTCGTAATGACATTAGCGTCTCTGCATTTATTAGAGTGTCGCCTGTGCCGAAGAACGTATTTCCAAATTCTTGGTCAAACTGTAGCGGACTAGTGTTTGATATGGTCTCTGTTTTCCATTTCTCATCTCGTCCCGGCACATCCCACCAATCGACTCTGAATGGTTTGTATTCGTTTATTCCTTGATTTGCGCCTTCCCAAATTTTATGGTAGATATTACCAATCCCATTGGCAGTCGAGGTTATGATAACCTTAGTATCTTTACCGGCAGAGACTACCGGATAGGTGGAAGTGTAGAATTCAGATGCTCGCTCAACAAAAGCAAACTCATCGAGATAGAGCAGATTAACAGACATGCCCCGAATAGAACTCCCGCTAGTGGAAGCAGCAACAATCCTAGAGTTATTAGAAAAATCGATACTGCCCTTATTAAGAGTCTTACACCCAGGTTGTAGAAAGAATGGCAGATTCTCAAGCATGAGCGTAATACGTCCGAGCATTTCTCTCGAAGTGGAACCTTTGTTTGCGAGAACTGCGATTGTTTTTTCGGGAGTGAAGATGGCATACCAGAGAAGATAGGCGACAGACGAAATTGACTTGCCAGATTGTCTGCAAGCAAGTACAATGTTAAAACGATTATCGTTAAAACATTTGAACATACGTTCTTGATAGGGATAAAGATTGAAAGGAACAAGTCCCCTATCCAACGAAATAATTTTGAGATAGGTTTCCGCAAAATAAGCGGGACTATCCATACATTTTTTATATTCAAGAACCTCGTCCTTTGTCCATTCTTGAACTACACCGTCTTTCTTTACCAGATGATTGTATTGATAGGTATCATTTGACATTCGTATTGCTTGAGTCATCTTGTTCAATCACCTTTGCTTCATCTTTTAATAATCGTTGTAGATCAGTAGTGCTTCCTAAAAAAACATTGTTGTTTGTAATTTGTTTTGTTTCAACTTTTTCCGGTAAAGTAATATCTTTATGTTTTTTATTTAGATCCATAAGTTTATCAGTAACGTCTGCTACATTCTTTATCATACCAGATAAAACTTCGAATGCGCGAGGATGTTCTGACTCACGTGCCACTTCAATCATAAGATCAAGACCCCGCTTACCACCCTCAATCAACTCTAAGTAAGTGTCCCGAGAGGTCTCGTAATCTTTACTAATGTTTGGATTTTCATCTTTCATAAGTTTTTATACTCTAATAGCGATCACTGTGTGCTGCTATTATCTATGCGTATTGCTGCTTCAAATCCAGCAGTCAATACAGTCGTTCCTGTACCAAGAACTCCTGCATACTCCTTGATAATAAACTCAATGTAGATAGGTGTAGCAGTGCCTAGTCCTGACAACCCGTATCCACTGCCAGCAAAGCCCGCAACATCACACTTCAGTTGAATTTTAATATCTTCATCCATTTGAAACCATGCTGGGTTCGTATCATCTTGTTCCCATTGAACATTAGTCACCCCTGCTTCGTTACCGTTTAAATTCGTTGTTCCTTTGAACAGGAATATAGTGTCGTAACTGCCATTATTAGCTGGCGAATTCGGGAAATCATTAGATCGTGTATTATTGCCAGGTAATCTGGTGGTCTTAGTATTGTCTGTGTAACAATTCACTTGGATTTGATAATCATCACCAAAACCTGCAACATGTTCAGATGCCTCTACCCAGTTATCACTGGCTATAGTGGGAGTAACACTGTTTGTAACCACTGTTCCTGTACTGAAAAAATCAGCAAAAGAGTTTGCAACCGTAGCATCACCGTTATTAAATAAAGTGACTTCGGTAAATACCTGACCTCCGCCTGAAGCACCATCTAAATTTATATCAGTAGATGTTGTTGCAAAGGCAAAATTGATAACGACAGGATCATCTGTCACTGTAATGTTTGCAGTAGTTGCTACTTCAGTTCCGCCAGTCACAGCATCAAACAATTTACCGGTAAATTGTTCGTTATCATCCACACCGTCTGCGCCGCCTGCTCCTGCAAGTGTTACCGCCACCGAGGTGGGTGAGAAAGATGTTCCGTTCCACGTAACAGTAGTTCTTGCCGTTGGAGTATTGCCAGGAGGCACAGCGGTAAAGTCAGCATTACTCGTTGTGCCATGCTTGATCTCGAAGTAATATGTTTGTGCCGCAGACCCTGCTGCTTCACCGAATGTAAAGGTAACTGTATCACCTTCGGTGGGTGTTGTAGTACTGGGCGTAACAGTCGGAGCATTTGCAGTAACACTATCATCCGTGATGTCTAACTGAATCGAGTCTTGAATTGATCCGGTATCACTACCCGTTCTAACCTGCAAGTAATAAGTTTCCGCAGTTTCTGTTGTAGTATCCGCAAGTGCGTCAATTGAAAAACTACCTGTATTGCTATTGATAGTAAATCCAGTACCACCTGAGTTATATGCCGCCCAGTCAGTAGATGCCTGTGTTGATCCGGGAGCATCGGTGGTAATGTTCCAGTACAAAGTAGTTCCGTCTGTAACGTTAGTAGTGTTAACTGTGATAGTTTGTGCGGAGGCAACTTCACTAACAGTAAGCGGATTGGAACCTTGAATAGCATATGTTGGTGTTAGAGGAATACTTGTGTCGTTAACTTCAAGTGTGGCACTCGGTCCACCTGTTGCGGTAGCATTCGAATCGTTAGCCGCAATAGTTACTATAAAGTCTTCAGGATTCTCATTGTCTACTGCAAGATCGGCAATTGCCCGAACCCAGAATCTAAAGTTACCATCCCCTGCCCGAGTGATTGTTCCGAAATTTTGAGTCAAGTTAGCAAATCCTGCAACAGCGCTGGTGTATGAAATTTGTAGATCCGGTCCAATATATTCAACACCACCGGTAGCATTTGATATCCAATCAACAGTTACGCCGACTCCAACATTGGAGGCAAGTAATTCGAACTCTGCCACTGTTCCATCTTCATCTATGGATGTGGGTGAAACACTAAATGCACCATAAGAGGGTGTAGCATCAGTAACTGTGATATCCACTTGAGCAGGGACAGAACCCTGCCCGTAGACTGCTCCTGTTCCCACAAATTCAATAGTCCCGTCTCCGTTTACTGCTGGATCTGCCGTTGAAGCAATAGACAATGTTACAGTACTAACGCCAGTGGCACCAGGATCTGCAAGACCGAACTGAGTGGAAGTGATTGCATAATTACCAGCAGTTACCCTTGAGTCTCCGTTGTCGGCAACCGCTATGATAAGATTTTCATAACTTGCGCCACCGGCAAGTGTTGCAGTGTATTCTACTTGCAATAAACTACCTTCAGTGACCGATGAAGAGACTGCAGCTGCCGTATAAGATATGGTTTCATCAACAATGGTTATTGTGCCAGTATCTAAATTGTTAGCATATGTTCCTGAACTTGAGCACCGAACTATTAATCCAGCAGGAGATCCGTTAATTGTGGAAATATCCGAACCAAGTACGAGGGTAAAGTCTTGGTTTCCTGATGTAGCATGAACACTGGTATCCGTGTCAGTTGTTCGGGCATCACCGTTAACGAATTGGTATGTGATGGTCTCACCTTGAGCAGATCCTGAAGTAACCAATCTACCGTAAATAGTGTCACCCTCGTTAAAGGAGGTGGATGCTACAGTTCTTCCTGCATCAGAGAACAATGTAACAGTGTCGAAGTCGGGCACTACCTCATTGTCAGTAATCGTGGTCACCCCACTCTGTGTCGTTGCGGCACCGGTGTTGGCAGTATGGAAGTTACCTTGAAGTGTTTTATCTCCATCCGGAATCGTATCATCTAAAATATCAATGGGTATGTTAACCGATGCCCCGATACCTGTAACATTGCTTATTTGTTGATTGGTAACCGTAAAGGCAAGGCGAGATCCGGTAAGAGGTGATGCCCCACCATTGAATTCAACCTCTGCTGTTCCAGTACCGGTTGTCCAGAAGTAATAGGTACCATCTGCAATGTTAGATGTGTTTGCACCTAAATCATATGTTATGGTTGCTCCTGATTGTTCTGTTACGGTGGTATCTGATACTACCAATTCATAAACTGGAGCAGCATCACTGAGAGTAAATGTGGTTGAATTACCAACAACGACACCATTTACTCGAACATTACCTGTAACGACTCCTTGTAATTGCCGATCTCCTGCAATATCAAAACTGAATGTTTTGGAGACAGTATTCATGCTACCCGAGTTTGAACCCGCATCAGCATCGGTAAACTGTAAATTGCTTACCCGAGAATCCGATGCAATACCACCAGTAAAGGAGAGTGTCACCGCTTCACCTATGAATGCCGGAGTGAATCCGTTAGGATGTGCAGTTGATATAGTTCCTGTCACTACAACAGTACCTGACATGTCTTCGGTTTCAGCATAGGAATCTAATACTACTGTATAAACTGGTAAGATGTTTCCTATAGTAAGAACCGAAGTACCGATCAAACGATTCCTAGTAATACTAGGACCATCGTAAATATGTACGTTAAATACTTCGTCTCCTTCCGCATAATCATTGTCATCAACAAAGGTAAAATCAAATGATGCTGTGTTTTGACGTAAAACTATGGGAGTTAGGTTATTAGAATCTAAATTAGGGGGCGTGGTAAAATCGCCAACTTCTGCGGTAAGTAATTCCACGTAATAAAATAGATTAGTGTAACTGGGAGGCGCAGGAGGCGTTAACTGTGTCTGTTGAATTAATACTGTATATGTGTTGCCTTCTGGCGTTGTAGTTCCGGAACTCACAGTGTATACCGGCGAATTATAAAATTCAATATCTGCTCCTGTTGCGTCTTCTGCCGTTTCGGAGTTGGCAGTCGATTCAAGTAACACAGAGGAACCAAGGTACATGCCTGCTGGATGTACAAAAAGTTTATAGATATCTTTCCATTTATCAACGGGCAAAGAAGTTTTGATTAACAATGCAAAGGTTTGATATAACTTATCGTCATGTAAAAACTTTAAACTGTCTGGTCCAATAAAACTGGATGTCGTGCCGATCTTAAATATATCATTTTTAGTGTAAAATATTTCAGGATCGATATTGTAAAAGGATCGAAAAAACCACTCGATAGAGTATCGAGAACCTTTTGTTCGAAAAAGAATACTAGAGAAGTTTGCCGCAGCTCTTTTATCAGGGAATCCTTGATAATAACTTTGTCCCAATAAAAGTTCGTCTTCTATAAAATCAAGAAGGGCAATATCGGTTTCCGTAATGTCGCGAGAAGAAAACAAATGATACAGCAGTTCTGTGGTCTCATTGGTTTTTTCAAAGTCATAATATCGTTCGAGTAATCGAATAAATTTAGGATATGATGCGCCAAAATATTCCGGTAGAACCTCTTTAATTGCAGGGTCTTTTAGGTTAATATTTCTACGATTTTTGTCTGTGGATCCGTTATGCATAATTCTAGCTCGTTCCCCATTGAGGTTTCTCAGCGATTGTCCAGTTGACACTGGTACCAGTGTCAAAACCTGTAGGTGGCGTTGAATTGCCAGGAGCAACACTAGCATTCAATACACTCCAATTGCTAATGTCTTGATCGAATACTGACTGGTTCCGGAACATAGAGGTCATATCAGTAACACTACTCACATTCCAAGAACTAATGTCTTGGTTGAATATACCGCTGTCGGCGTTGTTGAACATATAATCCATGCGTAGAACATTGGCAGTTTTATTACCCCAATTTAATGCAACACCACCATTGTCGAATGCGTCAGTATTTTGGAGCATAGAACTCATATTAGTAACATTAATGACATTCCAAGAACTAATATCTTGGTTGAATACGTCAGTACTTTCGAGCATAAAATCCATTTCAATAACATCACTCACATCCCAAGAACTAATATCAGGATCATTGAACGTTGGATTATTTCTGAACATACTACCCATATCAGTAATAGGTGATCCTGCTGGCATTAAAATACCAACGTTTGCAACCCACTGATAAGTTGGGTGGTTATTTCTCCAAATGGTGTTAGTAGGATCTGTTGTGGTATTGCTTAACGGATACAGGATATCAGGTGACGCAACGTTTATAGTGACTTCAGCAACCTCCGATGATTGTGCCGCTTCGGTTGGTATGGCACGATATTCCCACGTGACGGATCCAGTGAACGTCGGGGACGGAGGTGTCCATCGAAATGTTCCAGCAAGAGAATCTATGATAGTAACAGTACCCGCGTTCGGCTGCGTTTCCACAGCGTGTGTAATAGTTCCAGTGGTCTCAAAGGTATCGTTAGCAGAAACATTCATAACTAAAGACGTTCCATCATTGGACCAGTTGAACACATCATCTACTGCATCACCATCTGCTGAAGAGACGGTTACTGTAATATCGAATTTTTCTGTAACGTTCTGTCCTACATCAGTTGCAATCTTGAATGTATCGGTCCCAAAGAAATCTGCATTGGGAGTGTATGACCATGCTCCAGTTGTTCCTACAATAGTGCTTACACCGAAGGACGCGCTGTCACCAGACTCAATAGAGAAAGGAGAACCGATCACATCTCCCGCAGAATCATATATAGGATTCAGAGTGTTGGACAGTTTAAATGTTCCAGTACTTGCCGGACCATCTTCTGTTGTAGTGCCGGTGATACCGGTGGGTTGATTAGCAAGACAATTAATAAATGTTAATAAATTATTGGTACCCATGTTATAGAAGTTAGTTGTAACATCAAGAATAGGACCAGTTGCAGTCGGCACACCTTTATATAAAGATATCTTCATCTCGAAATCAAGGGTGTAAATAATAGTTCGTCTATTTTCTAATGCGCCTTCGTAGTCATCCGAATATGTCACGCCGTCTAGTTTGATCGGAACGTCTTCGAGGAAATCGAAATCGTCCAAGGGCTTGATTGTTACGTTGTACTGTGGAGTGAAGTAAGGGAGAATCTGTTCGACTACCTGCAAACAATCGTCTTGGCTCCTACCATACACATGTAATTGAAAACTGAGGTTATAGGGAACCGGATTGTAGAGTTGTTGGGCAGTGGATGCTCCAGTACTTGAAGGTACTGTTCTTGAAGAAATTTTAGGTAATTGCCGTGCCGCATCATAGGTAAATGCCACAATTTCAAAGGACATACGAGGAAGTTTAATAGCAATCTGTCTCTCTTGATTTTCCCCCATTTCCATTTGCGAAATGCGAGAAACAAAATCTCTCTTAGGAGCATAAGACAAAGGTACTTTTATTTGACTAATAGTTTCGCCGCTACTATTTTTTCTTACGACACTGATATTATTAAACAACGTGCCAAAGACGGCAGTTGCTTTTCTAATTCTTTGGTGATAAAACCATTCGCCTAACATTTATGGATCTCCGAATGGATTAGTGTCAGAAAAATCTAAGAGACCGGCAGCAACCGTTTGAAATTCTAAGTTCTGAGATTCGTTTGTGGAATTCTCAATTTGTTCTGCCACGGCAATTGGTCTTGCCGTGGCTCCGGAAGATAATCCTACAATAGAATCTACTGTATTAAACGAGTGGTACAGTCCGTCTGACGCACTGAAGTTTACAACACTCAATACTCGTGCAAGAGGATTCCCTGCATCATAGGCAGTAACATCTGCACTCAGTGTATAACCAGATGTTACCTGAGTCACTTGCTCCCCTACTTCAAATATTGGTGTTCCTCCTAAAATTCCAACCGAAACATCATCGAATGTCAAGTTGTATGTATAACCAAACTTCTCTACGTTATCTATGGTGTCTACACCAGTATCGAAATCTTCTCCACTGTATTCAAACAGTTCACAACTGAGACGAAATACTGGAAGATTCTTCAATTGATAAAACGGAGTTTCGTCGAAGACTTTGGTAATTTCAAAAATAGAACCAGATAGAGGAAGAGAAATTAAATCGCCTTCTCGGGGTCTGAAGAATTTTTTACCTTCCGCATCGGGATCGTTCTCATAGGGTGCAATAGATTGTAACCATCTTCGCCGTGCAACAACAAAGGTTGCTTGTGAACGAATCTCAACACCGAACTTCGCAAACAAATCGCCCTCACCATCAAACCCTTCCAGGTTCTCAATATACATTTCAATTTTATAAGCATTGTCGAATCGTGCAGAAGATTCGTCTTTGAATATATCGTCAATATTAATTGAATCCCGAGGCATATAGTAAACATCTTGCCCATACATTTTTAGACTCTCAACAATTAAGTCTTCGTATAGAAGTTGCTCACTTCGTGCACCTTGCTTGAAATATAAATTAGTAGCCATTTTTTAACCCACGAAAAAATCTGGCGGAAATTCATGTTCCAAACGCATTTTCTCTTCTAGTTTTTCTAATTCGGCATTTGCCTCTTCCATCATTTGCCTACCATTAACTGTTACTCCGCCCGGAAGTTGCATCCCATCAAACTTAGACATGTTAGTTCCCCATGAATGTTTGATCTGTGCAGTTAAAAAATTCTTTACGAACATATCGTTATAAACAGATGGGAAAGTAACTGGATCAACTACCGTATAGACTTCTGCAACAACATAATCATCGACATTAAGATCGCCATTACTCCACTCGCCATATATGTACAGTCGATCTTGTCTACGTGAAAAATTAACTTTGGGCGTACCACTTAAGACACTGTCAAGAAATTCAAGATACTGTTGCATCTGGTAGTAATAAGACATACCACCCGCAAAGTTCATGAAGTCTCCCATAGAATTTAACATCATTTGATATTTGATATCAAACATGTTGATTGTAGAAAAGGTTGGATTGATTGGTAAAACCGTTGACACATATAAGATATTAGAACTGATGGGAATGTATCCATTGTCTTTATCTGCTTGTGTAACTTTATGTTTTAAGTACGTTCGATAGGTTGCATCAGAATGAAATTCCTGATATAATTGTAAAGTATCGTCAACTTTATCTTCAATTTGATCTACATCTACGTTTATCTCGATGACAGGATCGCCTAGTCTTCGAAGACAGAAATCTATCAATGTTTGTCTTGAGTTGGGAGATGCCATTGTTTTTAACCTTCTACCTTATCTTGAAGTAATTTATACATTGCTGCGAGTTCGGTTCTGTTCTTGGTTTTCATTTTAACAAAAGGAACCTTACCTCTTTTTGATCCACGATTCTTTTTCTTCTCTAGCATCAGGGTCCTTTGCGCTTGTCCTCTACTAGTATTTCTTTTGCTTTTAGAAATGTGGTTCTCATTATGCATTATTTATACGTTCCCCCAGAGGACATCCCCTGCTGAATCGTAAATAACTAGATTCGTTCCTGCGGCATCTTGTAGTTGAACACCGGTTTGTAATTGCATTTTGTTAGCATCTAGTGACATTTTCAATCCACCAATATCAAATCCAAAAGTAGATTCGGTTTGGAAAGAATACGATTGAATAGTTCCGCCAATATCATACAACTGTGAATTATATGTTACTGTATCACCAGCACCGCCCGAAGCATCTAATGTATTGATAAAATGTTTATGAATAATTGTATCCGTAGAAAACATCTTCGTTTCAATAACAGATTTGTAACCCGCCGCGTCCCACGCTACAGTCTTATTATTATGAATCTGAATGGGTATTTGCGATGTCGAATTAATCAGAACTTCGGAACCAACAGTATCATGGAAAACACTGAACTGTCCGTCTACTCTGACTGAATCCAGAGCAACCGACATCGTCTGAGTTTTAACACCAGACGAATAATTATAAAAATTCATTGTGGCAGCAATATCACCCGCGCCTTGTGTTCCCTCAGCTATTACATTTATTTCTGCGCCTGGTATCGATGCAACAGTTCCATCATTTCCACCAAAGGCGATGGTGCCTAACCTATCACCGCTGGCGACAATAACAGGGTCAAGTAAATCAGTCCCCCTATTTTTAGACAAGAATAAATATGGTCCAAGAGCATTAGCACCGTGACGATGAATCTGTAATGCACCGGTAGTCGCATCATCTCCTACAATACCAGTCTTCGATATTACAGGAGATATGTTATTTACTTTGAATGTATCGACACCGACATTTGCTCTGAAAGCATAACTACCGTCAGTATTAATTATTGATAGATAATTATCACTAATCTCAATATCGTTGGTAGTCGTTGACCCAACATCTGTTACTGATTGCAGAGTAGGAGTAGGCGGCACCGTATATATGTCACTGAAAGCAGTCTTACTTACAACATCACCGTTGATAGTAAGAATATCAGTGTTTGTAGTGACTTCTCCAAGGTTCGGTATTGTTAATCCATCACCATTAACACCAGCATCTATCGCAGTTGAGTCAAGTGTGGTGGTACCAGTAGCATCGAAATTTGGTACTTGAAATATTGTGTTAGCACTACCAATAACTTGTAAGATGTTATCAGAGGTATCATCCACAACCGCTAAGGTTATATTTCCAGAAGTATTGCCTTGAAACACAATACCTTCGCCTGGATCAGCGATGCTAAGGACGTTAACACCTTCAATATTAAAATTATTGCCAGTAATACCACCATTGGCTAGAGTCAATCCATTAATACCGCCGTTGGCAGTTAAACGTCCATCAATCGTGGTCGAGTCTAATGTTGTAAGACCATCTACGTTGAGATTTAAAGATACTTGCAAGTCACCATCAATTGTGGTCGAGTCAAGTGTGGTGAGACCAGTAGCATCAAGATTTGCAAAAAACGCATTACGGTTTTCATCAATCGTGAGTACATGGTTTGTTGCTACGGCATCAGTACCAGCGGTGAAACCGGATCCATCATATATGTAAAGTTCTTTGACACCGATTTCTTTATCAGTTGTTGGGCCATTAGTAACAACGGTATTTAAGTTGATTGCTGCCTGTAGATCACTTAACTTTCTGTATGCGACCGTACCGTTGGTATTGGCAACCAGAACAGAATCTCCACTTGTTTCGGGAAGATTTCTAAGTTTAAGTCCACCACTCAAATCGATTCCAACAGTACTAGAATCCCAACTACTATTATTAAGAGCTGCCCCTCTACTAGTAACCGACTGTAAGGTTTCCTGAGAGACCGTTTGTACAATTGTTCCTATATCTCCTCGTGAAACACTATCATTGTCCTGATTGATGATAAGCATTTGGAAGAAATCTGCGTCACCGGGTACCAGAACATTAGGTGATCCTGCAACTGGAGTTCCATGCTTAGGAAGAATTAATCCCCCAAAGGTTGCGGAAAGTTTCGTTGAGTCATTTTGAGCAAGAACTTCGGTTAAACCAGGATCTAAGAATGCCGCATCAGATAATGCCCGAACACCCACGGAATCTGTTGAAGATTTGTACATCATTCCGACAGTAATTCCTGACATTGCCCGAGCACTGTCAATCATTAACCCGTTAACTTTGATGTTGGCTAAAGAGGTATTAACAGCATTACCTTTCTCAGTAATACTCTTAAAAGTTTCTCCATCCGAATCAAGATATGCCAAACTCCCAAGGTCTCTATAACCCACAGAGTCAGTACCGTTGTCGTAATGAAGTGCAAGTTGAGTATTGTTGGCAGACGCATCGAAATCTTTGGCAGTCGATATCATCAAATCATTTATTGTCACTCTCTTATCGGTGCTCGCACCTCGGTTCGTAACAAACTGTAGATTGAAATTGGCAAGGGGTTCGTATGCCGTAGACTGAATAGATGACACCCCAACGGAATCTTGATCACCTATTAGAGTGATAATTCTTGTTCCACCCTGATCAGGTTTTAGACCGGTTGAATCAATCTGAAGTCCTGCTTGAATGTACGGCACTTCATTACCGGAGAATCTTCCTTTGCCAAGGACAAAATTCCATGTTACGTTATCAATATTAGTAAACGCACCCGAAGACAATTCTCGATAACCAACCGAATCGTTTGCGCCCAGCATTAATGCAGTAGCCTCAGTGGAAAGTTCGACTGCACCGAGCAGACTCAATCCACCATCACCGTTAAAGTTACCATCTAATAATGTGGCACCCGAAACTATAAGGTCTGAATCTATAGTAAGGTTTTTATTGCTGACCCAAGATCCTGCGCCGTCATAGGTAAATTTCGCATAAGGATTGACAGAATCCGTAACATACAATCCTGCACCGGCAGTGGACACTTCATCTGGAGCATTGTCTGCAATGACAATCGTTTTATCATCAATCGTCAATTGTGTCGTATTAATTATAGTTCGTGTACCATTCACCGTTAAGTTGCCGGTAATTGTCAGATTACCACCTACTAATGCGGAGTCGGTAAGAATTAATCCTCCTGCGCGTAAGAGAGCATTACCTACAGAAGAAGCATCATCACTGTCATCTGATATGAAATCATATATTCCTGGATAACCTTGGAATGCGGGATCAGTGAAACGTATGAAGTTGCGATCTCCGTCATTAGTTGGGTTTGCCGCATGATTATCATTGAAGAAGACTTTATCCTGAACATAAAAATCTCTTGCAGAATCAATAACTCTTACAAATTCAGCGAGAGAATCGTTATCATTAAAACCAGTACCGTCATAAACCCAGAATGATGCCGCACCTACGTTATTAGATGTTGCCTGACCCTGTGAGGTTGCAGTGTGTAAGGTCTCTCCAGAAAATGCTTCTTGAGAAATGTCTTGATATGCAACTTGGTCATCTGCCGTGTTCTTTACCAAAACCCGAAGCGAAGTGCTTGCCGGTATATTGGGAAGATAAAAGTTACCGTCTGCAAAAACTGAGTCAGTGAAATTTACCTGACCAAGAATCGGATCCGCAAACCGTACACTGTCAGTGAAACTCGATGGACCAGTGGTAACAATACCACCCGTTGTAATTTGATCTGTTGTGGTAGGATCTATTGCAGTAACATCGTCGAGACCAGGATCGGTAAATGCGCTCGTTGACAATTCCCGAGATAGAAATACTCCGTTTGTATCAATCATAACCGAAGTTGCTTCGGTCGTCGTAACACCTAAAGTTTCTACCTTGATATCGCCCATCAAGTTCAATCGAGACGCGTCACCTGCCCCTCCATTGGGGTCCATCTGGAAGATGGCACTATCATTGTTATTTCTTATTTCAAACGTATTGTTGTTTGCCGCATCAAAGATGATGCTCTGATCAGAGTAATTGAATCTCCAAGTATCGTTTGCCGCACGTGTAATTGTATTGGTCGAGGCGGAGCCATTAAATCCTAATGCAATATCATTTGCGATGGATTTCGTACCAGTAATGGTTTGGGTAGTTGCCACATCAACCATTTCATTGGTACCAACAACATTGGACCCATTGATAGTGAGTGCAGTGAACTCACCTGCTTGTGCAGAAAGTCCTGTTAAAGTAAGATCAGGAACAGTTACCTTTGTTGTACTTGAGATATCTCCTTTGGAGATCAACCCATGCATAGTAATTTGACTATCGGTTGAGTCTCCAAAGGCAAGATAAGTTGCTTCCCTTCTACGTACTACCGCACTATCTACTCCGGTGGTTTCACCGATTAAAACTTGTCGAGAAATCGTTCCAGTGTTAACTGTTGTGTTACGTAAACGTAGTTCTCCACTGAAGATTGCTTCATTGGTGGTTTCCCCGAAGTCTAATCCGGGTGCTTGTCTTGCCGTAACCGATAGTAATGTTTCGAAATTAGCATCAAGGTTTTCGACATCGATATCGACAATAGCATACTCGCTATCATCTGTGTAAACAACTAATGGAATGGTGCCAGATGCGGGTAAAGTGAAGGTCGAAGGATCCTGCACATATAGTTTGTTGGCGGTAAAATTATTATTGACCCGAATCGCGGAAGATGTGCTATCAGCTACTGCAAGGTCACGTAAAGTTCGGGTACCTATAGAATCATCTATGCCAGTAAAAACCAATGCAGTTCTTGCATCAACACTTGCCCGTGATGTTGGAGCATCACTCATCTTGAAGAATGCTGCCTTCAGACCATCTGTAGTAACTGCGTTATCGCCACCATCAACAGCAATGGATCGATCTGTGACGTTCTGTAAAGTAGGTGCGACAAATGCAAATAGTGCTTCTCGTTGACCAACACTATCGTTATCACCAATGGTTAATATAGTATTGTCTAGTAGTGGAGGAGCATTGTAAAATAATGTTGACCCACTGCTAATTGTTAAATCATTTGAGAATAAAGATGTTCCCGAAACATTTAATGCATCTGATGCAGTAATGACAAGTCCAGATCCAGTTGACGGATCAAGACTATTAGTAATTATTATTCCTCGATCAGTAGTATTTCCAGTAGTTGTTACCGTCTGTAAAGTTGGAGGTGTGAATGCCGCCGCAGTTAACTTTCGATACCCTACACTATCAGCGAAATCGTGGGAATTAGGGTCATTGTTTAATATGAGTGCATAGGTACCGTCAACTACAACATTATCGTAGTTAGGAAGTTTTGCATTGGTGAATGAAAGTCCACCTAATTCTGGTTCACGTACAAATTTACGAGTCCCATCAGCGTTAGACATGAACAAACTATTATTCGAATCAGGATTCCCTGGATTCGGTTCCGCTTGCTCAAGGGATAGGTATTGATAACGATCAGCGTCTAACTCTGATGCTAGTATACGTTTTACTTTACCCGATAACGATATGAGTCTCTTAGCCATTTAACGATTCCAGATAACTTAAAGTTAGAACCAAACTATTATTAGTATCATCGGTTCCGTTATAGCGATGTGTGTATGCGAGTATTTCGTTGTTTTCCTGAACAATCAATTTGCCAGTCAAAACGCCAGAAGCATCATTGGATTGAATTGCAAAATTGTTCACCAATTTAGTTTCGATCTGAGTACCAACGTCTTTATGGATAAAGGTAACTCCTACAGTTCTATCTGTAGGATCGATGTTAGCAACTTGCGCCATCAGAACAATACTAGTTACTCCCGCTGGTGCTCTGTATACAAAAGGTTCGGTGCCTAATGCACCAAAGTTTTCATCTGAATCTGATAATGTTTTTGTTGTTGTCTTAAATACGTTTAATGGAGTTGCCATCTTATCCCTCTAATGCTAGAATATAAGGTGTTAATACTGCGAACAAAGATCTGTCGAACGTTGTTCCTGTGATTGTTCCCGACTCGCGGTTGATGGTTAAATCACCACCAATCCTAAAGTCACCCAGTTCGTCCGTCGCGGTAAAGTAAACCAAACCAAAATTGGGTTGTGCCGCCCCTGCTGAATCGAATATTACTTCCTGATCTTTCTTAGGAATACCGCCGTTTTGTGGCACTGCCGCAAACATATTAGTACCGGATCCCACAAACTCAAAAGTATGTGAAGAGGCACTAATCAAAGATCTTTGATGGAAATCAACGGTTTGACCTTGTACTAATGGTTTATTTAGTCCAGGAGCAACAGTGATGTTGTATGATCCGGTTTCATTTAGGATAGAATAGTAATTAAATACCGTTCCCCCGTTTTCTGCTGGAGTCGCACCAATATCTTTAGTTCTGTTAGGAGCACCTACTGCAATATAATCTCCCTTAGATCCAAGTGCAATACTGGCAGAGAAATTATCCTTTGAAGCATCCCCTTCTGAAACTGCTTGAATAGTAGATGGTTGAAGTTTAGTCACCGTTGCCCAGTTAGAAGCTGCACGTTCAACAACCCATGCTGCGTTACGATCCCCGTTCTTTTCTCCGGCAATTGCAAGCAAACCATCGGCGCTAATTGTCACCTCATCACCTAATCTCTGAGAATCATTAGGTGTTGGACCGTTGTCAGCATTAGAAGTAGAAACCCCTTGTTTATCACCGTGAGTAATTACTTCTTGCGTTCCCCAAGTACCTTCATTAAAGAAGAAAAGTTCGACTGCTCCCGCCGCACTAGTAGAAATCTCTTCATTGGTTGTAGTGGCATTTGGAACCGCAGTTCCATTTGTAAAGGTTATGGTGTTTGTCGTCAATGAAGCAATCGTTTTATTACCTGCCCCGCTCCATGCCGGACTCTTCACCGTAATACCAGCACTAAAATACTTGGTAAAATCGACATCAGGGTCAGTTGCAGTAACATGAGGTGCACTTGAAGAAGTCGTAAGCGAAGCAATAGATTGTTTTGCCGCATTTAATGAACCGGCAGCAGAATCGGTAAACGGATTAATTATATAACCGAACGGGGCATTTCCGTCACCATAAACAAAGTAATCAGCGCCGGAAGAAAGTTCCAACACAGGTGCTCGCTGATTGTTTTCGGAAAGGTTCATTGCCGGTACAATTGTCTGAACTCGACCATATGTATTAAAAATGTTTCTTGCATAATAGTATGCAGTATTTGCTTGTCCTGCCCAAGCGACAATCATGTCCGAACCGTCTGTTGTATTAAGAGAAACCGCTGGCGCAGATACATTGCTAATGACTGGACTTGTAATTATTTGCATCAAAGTCCAATAATCCCCTGATGAGGAAGTAAGCGATGCTTCTATACCTTTAGTGCCACCGGAACCATCTAATGCTTCTGTTCCTTTCTGGTAAACAAAAACCTGACCACGAGTATCGCTTGCCGAAGTTGCCCCGCTTGCCACTGCAAGCCAGTTACCGTCTTCAGACATAGATAGATATCTTGTTTCTAGAGCAAGTACAACATTAGTTGATGCAACAAAAGGTCGTTGCAAAATTATATCGAATGCCCAAGAAGAACCGGTTCGTTTATAAACGTAAACGCTACCTTGATTTTCTCCCAACCCACCACCGTTCTGATCGAAAGGTGCTCCAACTGCCAGAAGACTTCCATCAAGGTTACATGCAACCGAAGAACCAAACCTACGCCCGTCACCGGCATTATTATGCAGAGGGTTCTCGGTCGTTCCGGTAGGTTTAACTGTTGCCTGAGTAGTCCAAGATGTTCCGGACCTTGTAAAGACTTCGACTTCTCCGGTTGCTGCGCCTGTTCCTTTTGCCCCGACAAATAAATAATTATCGTCTCTTGACATTTTTGAAACACTACCGAACTCCTCGTTAACCACAGGAGAGGGGTTTACTAGAAGACCTTCGTTGCTATTTCCGCTGGTTCCCCAATCTTGAGTAATCTCATCAGATACGTTTAGAACAGTGTAGTAATAATTATCATTGCTAAATTTGATCGCATCGTTGTAATTTGGTTTCTTAAACGCACCTATTTCTAAAGAATAGTTTGCAGGATCTTGGTTTGTGATTCCGTTTACTCGAATCACATCATCGTTCTGATTATATGTTGCGTGAAGAGTTCCATCGTATATTGACGGAGAACCACCTGTTGATACTAAACCACGATCACCAAAAGAAGAGTTCGAGTTTGTTATAGAACACTGTGCCCCTGTTTCTGCCAAAATAGACGTTGAGGTAGAAATCGTGAAACAAGATACTAACTGAGCATAGGCGCGTTCTTTAAGATATACTCCAATACCGTCTGCATTAAACTGGGTGAATGCATCAAGCACCATTGACCGTAGACCAGATACTTTGGATCCATCGATCTTCATACCAATACCTGATGTTGTCAACGAAGTACAGTTCTGTACATAAGGTGATTGAGTAATGAACGGTCCAGTATTAACATCGTTTCTTGGATCAAATGCCACACAGGCTGCACCGTTTTGATGATCTCGGAAAGTGATTTCTTTCACATAACAACCATTATCTACCCAGAAGATATCGCTATCGACGTTGCGTGGGCGAATCGTAGTTGCCCTTAGTGCGTCACCGATGATAGAAGTCTTGGGTGGAAGTTTGATTGGGTTGTTAACTGTGTAGTCACCAGACTTTAAGAAGATGGTAGTATCTGTGCCTTGGTTCTGCGCTGTCTCAGATGACTGTCGAATAATAGTTTGTCGTTCAGATGTTCCTTGCTCAAACTTAGTCCATGCGGTATAGATTAATGGTGTTGTCGTAGAAACCCCTATACTAACAAGGTTTGGAAACACTAGTGAATCGTAACCTACTGCAAGACCAGTCGGATAGTTGTATTGATAAATTGCTGCTCCACTAAAGAAATCACCTAGTTGGAAAGTTCCTATACTAGATTGCTCAACAGCATGAATAATAATATCTAAGAGGTTTTGGATCTTAGTAATGTTACCTGAATCTGTTCCTGCCGTATAACCCGCAATAATAGATTTTAACTGTTCGTATGCTGCAATCGTTGCAGTCAGTTCACTTTGACCAAGTCGATCAGCATAACCATTACCAAAGATAGAGAAGTATGCTCGCATCGCAATAGAGGTTGCGCTGTTACCACCGTACTTGAGATCATAGGTCAACGCATCCAGAATGTATCCCACGTCTCTGCGACAAGTTGCCTGATCGTAAGAGTATGTTGGGAAAACGCTATTGGCATAAAATACTACTTGCTCTTGTAACGTAGATCTGATAGCATGAAAAGTACTGCTCTCGCCAGTGAAAGTAGGCACAACAACCGGAATTGCTGATCCATCTGCGGCATTGATTGCGTCTCTAATCCTTTCAATTAATGCCACAACCCGAGCTTCTTCCGTAGAAGTCGTGACGTAATTATTAATAATAGTTTTTAACTGCTCGTATGCAGCAAGTGAGGCAGTAATTTCACCGGCACCTAATTGATTAGTCCAGATGTCTGCGAGACCATCTAAACTTTCGTATGCAGTTGTGGTGTTCTCGATGTTAAGATCTTTACCAACCCAGTATGAACGAGCATTGGTATCAGTAGCAAAAGAACCGTCGAAAAGAATATCGTGAGTCACGGCATCTACAATGTATCCAACGTCTCTTTGACACTTGTCTTGATCGTATTCTAACGAATCAAAATTGTTTTGAATCCAAGTGATCAACTGACCCTGAATGGTTCTTCGATTAACGATCAGAGCGTTTGCTGCATTTCTCTTATCGGCGCTCTCACTTCCAGTTCCGGTAAAGTCAATAGAGGTTCCGTCTTCTTTTCCGTATGCGGTGGACTCTTCAAGGAGTTCAGTGATCTGTTTAATACGTGCCGTAACGAAAGTCTGACTTGTTGCGTTAATACCAGATGCGTTGATCTGGTCTCGCAAGT